ACATGCCAGAAGAGAAAAAAATTCACCAGAAGATTGGTAACTTCAAGGAGCTTTACAATAAGAAGTATGGCGACATTGCCAATCTTAAGATTAACCACAGATACACTCCCGAGCAGGTCTTCGACATGGCTGTAAGGTATTTCAGCTGGGCTGAAGAGCAGGCAATTAAAGCTATCGAGACAGCAAGCTTTCAGGGTGTCGTAACGGAAAACCTTGTTCACAAGCCGAGGGTATTTACGATAACTGGATTCCAGCTTTTCTGCGGCGTTGGTCATAATGCTATTAGCAAATGGCGCTCATCACCAGGATTCGATGAAGTTATGGAGTTCGTCGACTCAGTTATCTTTGAACAGAAGTACCAGTTGGGTGTTAACAACATCGTCAACCCTGGACTTATTGGCAAAGACCTTGGTATTGATAAGCCACAAGAGGTTAACATCAATAACGCTTCAAATGCCGCAGTGAACGATGAAGAGGCGATGAAGGCCGCTCTGGCTTCTGTAATGGATAAACTCGTATCTCTTGCTTCGTCTGCATGATGATTAGATATTACATTTTCTGGTTTGTTGTTCCATCAATTGCCATTGGTGCACTAATGGAGATGATTCATTGAAGACATTAGTTTGGGAAGAAATGACGCCAGCCGAAAAGCTGGCAGTTAAGGCGCTATCCACTCACAGCTTCGAGGGATTCCTTAGGGTGTGGTTCCAGCTATCTCAATCAGAACGATACATTCCTAACTGGCACCATAAATACCTATGCAGAATCATTGATGAGATAGTTTCTGGCGAGAGGAAGGATACGATTATAAATATTTCGCCGGGAGCCGGAAAAACCGAGATTACATCGATACACTTTCCGGTTTATTCGATGCTTAAGCTGAAGAAAGTAAGGAACCTTAACCTTTCGTTCTCTGATAGCCTTGTAAAGCGCAACTCTAAGCGTGTTCGCGACCTTATCAAGTCAGTGGAGTTTCAAAGTCTTTTCCCATGCAGGTTTGGGACCTGTAAGGATGATGAAATTCAGGTTCTGGATGATTCTGGAAAGGTTAAATTTGAATCCATATCCAAGGCAATTGGCTCTCAGATTACGGGTAGTCGTGGTGGTTATATTACAGACACATATAGCGGATGCATCATGCTAGACGATATCGATAAAGCCGATGATATGTTTAGTAAGGTAAAGCGCGAGTCTGTTCATATGCTGCTAAAGAACACCATTCGCTCTCGTAGGGCAAGTAGCTTAAAGGGTAAATCAACTCCAATTATATCAATTCAGCAAAGGCTTCATACGCAGGATTCAACGTGGTTCATGACTTCTGGCGGCATGGGTATCGACTTTGATGTGGTTAAAATACCAGCACTGGTTACTGAGGACTATGTGAATGAGCTTCCTGACTGGATTCGCGAGCAGTTCGAAAAGGACGTCCTTTCATCTGAATCAGTTGAGCGTGACGGGGTCAGGTACTATAGCTACTTCCCGCAAAAGGAATCTGTGCATGACTTGGTCGCCATGTGGGACTCAGACCCGTATACATTCCTAAGCCAGTACCAGCAAGCGCCAGTAGCCTTAGGTGGAAACCTGATTAACGTAGATTGGTTTGTTCGTCTTGATGAGAATAACAGGCCGCCAGTCAAGTATGACTACCGATTCATCACGGCTGATACTGCATTAACCACTAAGAGCTATAGTGACTATTCAGTGTTCATGTTGTGGGGAGTAAAGGACAGGAAGGCCTACGTGCTGGACATGGTTCGAGGTAAGTATGAGAGCCCGGAGCTAGAGAAGACGCTTGTTGAATTTGAGGCCAAACACCGAGCAAACAACAAGACTAACGGCATCCTTAGGAAGATTATCATAGAGAAAAAGGCTTCAGGCATAGGTCTAATCCAGTCAGCGAGCAGGACGATGCGCACACCTATTGAGCCATACATCCCTGATGTCGACAAGCTTACTAGGGTTATGAGTGCACTGCCGCAGGTTAAGGCTGGTAACGTATTCCTACCGCAAGAAGCACCATGGCTAAATTCTTTCTTGTCTGAGTTTGCCGCCTTCACTGCCGATGGAACTCACAAACATGATGACATCGTGGATACATTCACCATGGGCGTAAACCTTGAGTTGAACTTAGCAGATGATCCAAAAGCCAGGTTAATGAGGTTAGCCGGAGTTAAGTAGCACGAATTGCTAAACACAAGGCTCATGGATGAGCTATTATTAAAAGAAATGGAGGCGATTAAGATGATTGAAAGATTCTTTGTAGATGATGATTTTTTTGTTAGGTGGGCTGACGGCCCAAACAAGGGCAAGGTGGCACAAAAGATATCAAGGAATGGTTACGCAACGGTAAGGGCAAATGAAAAGGTAATGATGGCTCACAGAGTTGTCTATGAGTTAATGGTTGGTAATATACCTGACGGTATGGACATTGATCACATAAACCACAATAAGCTTGATAATAACCCATCGAACTTAAGGTGTGTAACAAGGTCAGAAAACATGAGGAATATGAAAAAACCAGCAATAACACTAGCGGATTTACCGGGGTAACATTCAACAAGTCAAAAGGTAAGTGGCAGTGCCAGGCGCAAATAGATGGAAAGTATAAGTACTTAGGTTTGTTCGATGATTTAGATCAGGCTATATCAGCAAGGAAGAGATTTAATATTGATAATGGATTTCATGAAAATCATGGCAAGACACTAAAAGCCAATGCGTGATACAATGCCCCTTACTCAGGGGCTTTTTTATTGGAGAAATTACATGGTAAAAGCAGATAGCTACGCAAACATCTTTCTTAATGGGAGTGATGGTAGCGAGATTTACGGAAAGCTTGGTGGGCTTGGGCTAACAGCTCCAGCGCAGCTTGAGCAGCTTTACGTCAACAGCGCACTGGTTCGCCGAATCATTGATATCGTGCCGGAGGTTGCACTTGGTGCTGGCTTTAACATCGAAGGCATCGGCGATGAAGGTGCTTTCTGGTCTCGATGGGATGATTTAGACCTTTCAGATAGCGTAATTGACGCCTTGGCGTGGGCAAGGTTATACGGTGGCGCAGCTGTAGTAGCAATCGTTAAGGATGGTAGGGCACTAACTAGCCCAGCTCGTGAAGGTGCGGAGCTCGAAACCGTTCGCGTATACGACCGGCAGCAAGTAAAAGTGCAGACTCGCGAGGAGAATCCACGAAACGCTCGATTTGGTAAGCCATTAACTTACCGCATCACGCCAAATGGTTCAGCTACGTTCTATGATGTACACTACACACGTTGCCATATCATTGATGGCGAGCGAGTGCCTAACAATTTACGTCGTAATAACGATGGTTGGGGCGCAAGCGTGCTAACTAGTGACTTAATCGACGCGATTGACGACTATCAGAACTGCGAGAGACTGGCTACTCAGTTACTGCGTCGTAAACAGCAGGCTGTATGGAAAGCTAAGGGCCTTGCTGACTTGTGCGATGATTCGGATGGATTTGGCGCGGCTCGTTTACGTCTGGCTCAGGTAGATAATAACAGTGGCGTTGGTCAGGCTATCGGGATTGACGCGGAGAGTGAAGAGTACAACGTTCTCAACTCAGATATTGGCGGGATTGATACATTTCTGAGTCAGAAGTTCGATCGAATCGTTGCTCTGAGCGGCATCCATGAAATTATTCTCAAGGCTAAGAATACTGGCGGTGTATCAGCTAGCCAAAATACGGCTCTGGAAACTTTCTATGGTTACGTTGACCGCAAGCGCAAGGCTGAATTACTGCCCCTTCTTGAGTTCCTGCTTCCATTCATTGTAACTGAGCAGGAATGGTCAGTAGAATTTAACCCTCTATCGCAGATTAGCGACAAGGATAAATCTGAGATTCTTGAGAAGAACGTCAATTCAGTTGCCGCATTGATTGCAGCTGGAATCATTGTTGCGCGCAATTTCAACTGAGGTTAAGATTGGCGAAGGCTCAATTCAAACGGAGGTTGTAATTAATGAATCAGAAGACCCGCTGGATGTATCCGCAAACAATTGAGAGCCAGATTAACCGCAGCCTTTTGGTTGCGGTATCTGAACTTATTGAGCAAATGAAGTTATCTGCAAAGAGGCTAAAAATTGACACAGCGCAGGAGATTGAAGAGGAAGATTCAGACCTTTCAGATGTAATCTCAGCGCTGCTATCTGGTTTTGTTTCCACTCTGCCTGCGCTGGCACTAGCAATATATCGTTATAACTCGGCGCAATTCCTTAAGGTGGCCAACAACTCCGGAGGTAAGAATAATCCTGTAGTTCTTGCGCTAGGATTGTATGGTATTAACGCGGATGAACCATGGTGGCTCGACACCAGGAGCTCCTGGATTGTTGGCACGCAGTTAAGTGCATCAAAGCTGCTAAACAACATCAAGGATGATTTCATAAACAACGCCATTACTGCGCAGGCTGGTAACACTGTTGACCTTGATGATAGATACCGAATCTACAGAAAGAGAACGGCAAATATCGCTGCTGGAATTACAGGGTCTCTAAACTCAAACCTTATGCGGAGAAGGCTTGAAGATGCCGGTGTATCTCAGTATGTTTGGCGTGGTAGACTTGACGACAAAGAGCGACCATCTCACGCTTTGCGTGAGGGGGTTAGCTTTAAATCAGATGGTTCGGACGCTGGAAAACTTGACGGCCTTGCGACATTCCCCGGTCAGCAATACGGGTGTCGTTGCTGGGCTGTTCCTAAATGGGAGAATTTAATTAATGAAGAGTAAAATGCGTTATGATAGCGCCAAGGTAAAAGCCCATTTCGATGAGAACGGGTTTCTCGTGGACACTCCAGTGGTTGCTCGCGTAGGTGTACAAACCTACTATATGCCAGATGGTTCAGAGCGCCGAGAGTTCCGTCCGGCTTCAGAGGTTTTTAAAGCTGACTCCTTGCAAAGCTACCAGGGTAAGCCACTTACTCTGGGGCACGTTGTGGTTAACTCTGAAAATGCTAAAGAGGTTGTCGTTGGTTCTGTATCTGGATCAGCCATGCGTCAGGATTCGGCAGTGGTTGTTCCTCTTACCGTTTACGACAAGGAGGCAATTGAGAAGGCAAAGTCTGGCGTTGCTGGTGAGCTCTCGGTTGGATATAACACCATTGATGTTGAATCTCCTGGTTGGGGCAGCAATGAAACAGGTGAGTATAAGCTGGACGGAGAATACGCAAGTCAGGATGAGATTCCTGCTGATTGGGTACGCTTTGATGCACTGCAAACAAATATCGTTGTGAACCATGTCGCTCTTGTATATAAAGGTCGCGCAGGTATTGCTAAACTCAATCTGGACGCGGAACAGGAAAACCCGTATACTGATACCGTTCAATCAAATAAAGAGGATAAATTGATGATTAAGATTAAACTGGATGGCGAGAAGGAGTTCGAAATCGCCCCGGAAGTTGCTAAGCACATCGAGGCTGTTAAGGCTGATGCAGAGCAAGCAAAAGCCAAAGCTGACACCCTCGAAGCCGAGCGTGATGCACTGAAAGCTAAAGTTGATGGCATCCCAGCCGAAATCGAAGCTGCTGTAGCCAAAGCTAAAGCTGACGCTGACGAACTGGCCGCTCTGGTTGCTACCGCCGCAGAAGCTGGCGTTAAATGTGATGGTCTGGATGCTAAAGCAATCAAAGTTGCTTACGTTAAAGAAGTATCTGGCATTGAAGTTGCTGAGAAATCCGATGCGTACATCGATGCGGCCTTTGATATCGCCAAATCTTCTGATAAAATGGCTGAAGCCCGTGTAGCAGTTGCTGGCGCGGAAAAATCTGATGCAGCACCGGAAGTTAAGACTCTTAACCCGCGTGCTCGCCTCGCTAAATTGAAAAAATAAGGAGTCTTAATATGGCAATTCGTTCCGTAGCACTGGCTGGTATGGTTTCTGACACTTCTCTGTATAACATCGACGGCGCCTGTGTAGTTGGCGGCGCAGCGGCAATTCCGGTTGGCACTGTCGTTGGTGTTACATCCGCTCAGCCTGTAGATGGTCACAAGGTTGTTGGCCTTCCCGCCGTAACTGGTACGCCAGTTAAACCTTATGGTGTTGTTGTTAAATCTCATTACGAGACCCCAGATGGTACGGCTCGCTTAAATGAAGCAGTTAACGTAATGACTCATGGTCGTATCTGGGTCCGCACCACCCTAGCATCTGCGCCAGTTTTTGGTAGCAAGGTTTTCGTAAACGCGAGTGGCGTTGTTGTTGCTGAGACGGCAGGCACTACTTGGGAGACCGGCTTTACATTTGCTGGCGGTTACGCTTCTGCTTATGCTAATAACGGCACTGACCCAATCAAGCAAGGTGAAAGCTACGATGGTGCAATCGTTGAGGTTCAGCTGATTCAATCCGCTGACTCAGCTGTCGCAGCTTAATTACATGGCCCTTCGGGGCCTTTTTTAATGGAGGCTTTTATGATTTATTCATTCGATAAAATTTCAATCTCATACTACGACTCACCAGAATCTCTTATTGAAGAATTCAATCTCGAGGTTAAGGGTGTTCTTGATTCTGGTTTCAGGTATTTATATTCAGAACTCGCAGATGTTTTTTACTCATAACAAGAGTTAGGGCATGAAAAATCCCCAGACATAATGGAGTCAAGATTCTTTGTGAGAACACTCCCACTCTCGGATAAGTCATCATCTGGAAGGGAAATTGAATCCATAGTTGCCAAGATATATGTTAAAGATATTGATTACGGTTATGATGGTGGCCCATCCTTGCAAGAGTTAATTGATTCATTTTGCGTTGAAAATGGTTACGGCTACGTTCCGGCATCCGCAGGATCAAATGCAAGCGTCATAAATAAGGAAGAGAGTGAACCATTCGCTGTTCTTGAGAACGGGAAGTGGGTAACCTACCATAGAGCAAAGAAAAGACAAGCGACATTTGTGACTTACATTAAATACTCAAAAGATTCATTGCAGAAAAAGTCTGGCTGGGCTTTAGTTAAGTACGAAGAAGTTGACGCTCCAGAGTAAATTTAAACCTCCTTCGGGAGGTTTTTTTACACCTATAATCTGTTAGACTTATCAGGTCTATTAACTAATCAGGAGATTAAGATGGCTTTAGAATTTAAGCAAATCCTTGCCGGTAACACAGCTTCACTTAGCCACAAGGTGCTAGAGGCAATTGCGGAAGGTTGGCAGCCGTTCGATAGAGTCTTGACCGGAACTGGATCTAACACTATTGGCATGGTTGTAGCTAAGGGAACTAACGCAGACATTACCGACTTCATGGTTCTGAGTGCAACCAGTCGCCAAAAGCTAATTGATAGAGTAAATGAAATCACTCACGAAGGTTGGGAGGTGTTTGGCGAACCTTCATCTGAGTCAAATCAGTTTGCAGTTTCTTTAACTAAGGGTTTTCAGGGTACATCTGGTAGGGATGGAATGGCAGGACCACAAGGCCCACAAGGTCCACGTGGCGAGGTTGGCCCTGAAGGTCCGCAGGGTCCAAAAGGCGACGATGGTACGCCTGGTGAAAAGGGTGAGCGTGGAGCGGTAGGGCCACAAGGCACGGTTGGGCCTCAAGGCATTCAGGGACCTCAAGGTATTCAAGGACCAGCCGGATTGAAGGGTGACAAAGGTGATAGGGGTGATACTGGCCCACAGGGACCGCAAGGCTTGAAGGGTGACACTGGAGAGAAAGGTGATCCTGGCGAAGTCGGGCCTGCTGGTTTAACATTCCGTGGGCAATGGGTTCCCGCCACTGATTATACAAAAGATGACACTGTAGTTTACGGTGGATCAACCTACTTCGCAGTTAGCAACATTGCAGCAGATGAGGAGCCTGGAGTATCACCTTTGTGGGTTGTTCTTGCCGCTCAGGGAACTAAGGGTGATAAGGGTGAAAAAGGTGATCCTGGCGATACTGGGCCTCAAGGCGAGAAAGGTGATACAGGACCGCAGGGGCCAAGAGGAATTCAGGGTCAGCAAGGCATTCAAGGCTTGCCTGGTGATCAAGGACCAAAAGGTGATCAAGGATTGCAAGGTATCGCCGGACCAACCGGACCACAAGGCCCTAAAGGTGATACCGGACCGCAGGGCATTCAAGGTCAGCAGGGTATTCGTGGGTTAACTGGCCCAGCCGGTCCACAAGGTCCTCAGGGTGGAAGGGGTGACGATGGCCCTCAGGGTGTAAAAGGTGATAAAGGTGATAAAGGTGATAAAGGTGATGCTCCTTACACATTATTTAACTCAAGTAACGTGACGACGACATATATTGAAATACCCATCCCACAAGTAACAAACACTGTCCTAAGGGTTAGGCTTTCTGGTGCCAACTTTGAATACAGCGTTTTGAGCAAAGGTGGAGCGAATAGATATGTTGACTTTTACACATTCATTCCGTCATTAACCAGTTCAACTGGTAACATCTATACAGGAACGACTACCCTGACGCCAACTGGTAGCCTTTTTTTGGGTAACTCTCCTGTAGCTCTTGGGTTGAGGGAATTGACAATAACACTCAAGGAGTGGGGTGATAGGACTCTAACCACAATAAAGGCTATACATCACGGAAGAACAGGTGATAACACAAGGCCTTTGCAGATAACTATGTTTAGTAATAAGTATTAACAAAAAGCCCACCATTGCGTGGGCTAAAAACTCGTGTATAATGAATCCGTAGACACCTAACTGAAAAGGAACAATAAAGAATGGCCATTAAATTTGATGCAGAACAAGCAAAAATCACCGCTCACCTCGAGCAAATGGGCGTAGAGAAAGCAGACGCAGCTGGTATCTGGACCGTCAAGCAGCTTACAGAAACCCTAAAACGTAACTACGAGAAGGAATACCCGGATAACTCCGTTGTTAATATCTTTCCTGTAAGTAACGAAATTCCAAGTCACGCAAAGTATTTCGAATATCCAGAATTTGATGGCGTTGGTATCGCTCAGATTATCGCTGATTACTCTGATGACCTGCCGCTGGTTGATGCCTTCATGACTGAGAAGCAGGGTAAAGTGTTCCGTTTCGGTAACGCATTCCTGGTTTCCGTTGACGAAATCAAAGCTGGTGCGGCAACTGGTCAGCCTTTGCAAACTCGCAAACAGGCTCTGGCATTTGAAGCACACGACAACCTGTTGGATAAACTTGTTTGGCAAGGTTCTGCACCTCATGGTATTACCAGCGTATTCAACGCGCCTAACGTCAACCAGATTACTGCTAACGCAAGTGGTTGGACTGATGCGAAGAACGCGGTTGATGACATTACCTCAATGATTGATGCGGTTGAAATTGCTACCCAGGGCATTCACCATGTAACTGACATCATTCTTCCGGCATCCGCTCGTCGAGTAATGCAGGGTCTGGTTGCTGGTACTACCATTAGTTACGGTGAACTGTTTACTCGTAACAACCCTGGTCTTACCATTCGTTACCTTCAGTTCCTGGACAACTACGATGGTGCAGGCGGCAAAGCGGCTCTGGCATTTGAGAAGGACCCGCTGAACCTCAGCGTTGAGATTCCGGAGGCGACCAATGTGTTGCCAGCACAACCGCGAGACTTGCATTTCCGTTATCCTGTTACCTCCAAGTCTACTGGTCTGGTTATCTACCGACCGCTGACTGTATCTGTACTAAAAGGTATTACCTATCCTTAATAAATCGCCCTCTTCGGAGGGCTTTTTTACGCCTGTACGAAACCAAAACGATAGGTTATAATCACCACTAACAGATAACAAAGGAGATTAAAATGATTCGTTTAGAACACACTGGCGCTTGCTTTATCATGATTGATGGTAAGGGTTATGTTCCAGGTGATTTTATTGAAACCAAAGTGCTTAGCGCTGGAATTAAACAGCTAATTGCAGAAGGCCGCCTCACTCTGGCTGATGACCCTAAGGAATCAAAAAAGATTGCTGAGGAGATTGCAAGTAAGCGCAAGCGCAAAGAACCGAAAACCATCTCCGAAGCTGAGACTGGTAACGAGTACAAATAACAAACAGGGCGCTTCGGCGTCCTTTATTGTATGGAGATATCAAATGAATGAAGAAGTAATTGCGTACATGCGCACGCTTTACCCTCCCCTTAAGAGTCAGCCAGATGATGTTCTTAACGCATGGATTGAGGTGGCTAAGCTTTTTATCTGTCTGGATAAGTTTGGCGACAAGCAGGTTCAGGCATTGGCATTCTACACGCTTCACTTGCTTAGCCAGGATATCGCACTTAATACTGAGAGCGATTCAAGCCAGACATCCTCTGAGCGGGTTAAGTCCTACTCACTTTCAGGCGAGTACACGATTAGCTATGATACCAGTACTGCTGCTGCGAGCTCATCTAACCTTGAAGCATCCTCGTGGGGTAAGCTTTACATTGATTTGATGCGTCGCAAGGTTGGCCGCTGGGGTTTGATTACCTCTGGTGGGTCGAGGTGCTACCGATGAATCATGCACTTTTGCAGCAGCAAATTAAGGCTGGTATTAATCTCCTGTCAGATGGTGATGGCGTTTTCGAAGCTACGACTCAACCAACCATCTCGATAGTAAATGGCTACGAAGTGCGCACGCCTGGCACTTCATACACAGTGCGAGGTGTTGTCCGTGAATTCAAGGCGCGAGACATTGACGGTGACATCATAAAATTCGGTGACCGTCGCGGAATTTTTACTGCTGATTCAGTTGTATCGGAAGGCGACCGCATCTACATTGACCAAGAAGCCTATACAGTCATCGACCCGCGACCAGTGAAGCCTACTGGAACTGTAATCGCATACAGGCCAGTATTGCGGAGGGCTGCAACTTATGGCCAATGACGTTGTTAGTTTCAGGAACTCAATTAACGCATGGATTGATGGCGTCACTAATGGCGTAGAATTGATTGTGGAAGGTACATTAACTAAAGCAGCCAACGATATAGTTAAGCTATCTCCCGTTGATACGGGTCGATTCAGGGGCAACTGGCAGGCTACTGGCAATTCACCAGCCGCGCAGTCGCTGAATAGTTACGACACTGACGGCAGTGGGACCAGGAACTCTCTTCGCAGGCAAATCTACGCACTAGCCAGGGATAACAATACGAACGTAATTTACATTACCAACCGTCTTGATTATGCGCAAGTTCTTGAGTTTGGTTCATCCAGTCAGGCACCTTCTGGTGTTCTTGGCGTTGTCCAGAAAAGGCTTGGTCGATATTTCGCCGAGGCGGTACAGGAGGCTAAACGTGCACTATGAAATGATGGTTGCAGCAAGAAAGCTTGTTAGCGATGCAGCAGTTGATATTGCTGGCAGTATACCCGTGGCTTACGAGAACTGCGGATTCACACCGCCTAAAAACGGAAGTTCATGGCTTAAGTTTGATTACACGGAGGTTGATAGTGTGACATGGGGATTGCAGCGAACATGCAGGTATTACGTAGGCATGGTTCAGGTCTCTATATTCTTTTCACCAGGTGAGGGGACTGATAGGCCTCGCCAATTGGCTGGGCGATTGTCAGAAGCTTTCGCCGATGGTACAATGCTTGACAGCGGATACATTTATGAAGGCGGATCCGTATTTCCTCCAGTGAAATCGCAATCCGGCTGGTTCATTCCTGTCCGATTCTACGTACGTATGGATTAATTAAGGAGATTTACATGGCCCATCTCAGCAATGGCACACAAATTTTTTTGCAAGGCTCTAAATCTGAATCGGTAGCCGTAACGGCTATCACTAACGCAGCTCAGCCAGTTATGACGGTAGCTGACGCTTCAACTTTCGCAGCTGGTGACTTCATTGTTGTTGAGTCATCTTCATGGTCTAAACTTTCAGAGAAACAGTTGCGAGTAGTGACATCAACGGCTACAACAATTACCGTTGAAGGCATTGACACTACTGACCCGCTTCAGTTCCCAGCTGGCGGAACGGCATCGATCTACAAGGTTCTTACCTGGTATGAAATGCCTTGTGTTCAAGACGTTTCAACTGATGGCGGAGAGCAGCAGTTCGTTACTTATCAGTGCCTGGCTGATGACCGTGAGCAGCAGATTCCAACCTATAAGTCAGCGGTAAACACGACCTATACGTTTGCTCACGAGTTCACCAACCCGATCTACCCGGTACTCCGTAACTACGACGAGTCTGGCGCGCTGATTGCGATTCGTGCATACGTTCCTAAAGCTGGCGAAGTTCGCCTTTGGACTGGCACTATCGCGTTTAACGAAACTCCAAACGTTTCCGTTAACGAGATCGAAACTGTATCCGTAGCAATTACGGTACGTGGACGCTACAGCTTCCTGGCTGCATAACAATCAAGCCCCTTCACAGGGGCTTTTTTTATGTTATAATTTCAACTCAAACAAACACGAGAGGATTATTTAAATGGCGAAATTCAAATTAAAATTAGGCGCGCTCCCTGATTTCAAGCTTCCGGTTAAGTTCCAGATGATCAACGGCGAGGAAGCTGAGGTTATCTTCAATGCCAAGCACCGTAAGGCTAAGGAGATTCAGGAAGTATTCCAGACCGAAGGCCTTAAGGATTTTGACTTTGTTAAAGAGATTTGCAGCGGCTGGAACCTTGAAGAAGAATTTAACGACGAGAACATCGAAGAGCTGGTATCTCTGTTCCCCGCATCCGTTCTGGCACTGACTAATGCTTACATGCAAGCTCTGGCGGGCCAGCGCGCAAAGGTCTAAAGCGCGCAGTATATCTACAGTATCAAAGAGAGCCAACGGACGCCGAACTTGAAGCTATTGGAATGCGGCGTTCCGATTACGAAGATGAGGAGCCAGAGGAGTTACACTTCGATGATGACATGATGCTGGCATGGACTGTTTATCAGGCAGCTTCAACTCAATGGCGTGTAGGTATGAACGGCGCTACCGGAATAGATTATTCAGTACTCCCTTTCCTCTTTGATGTGTATAATGTCAAGGACAAAGAGATGACTTTAAATGACTTGCGAATACTGGAGTGCAAAGCACTTGAGATGATGCAAGTAAGGCAAAAATAACCTCCCTTTGTGGAGGTTTTTTTATGGAGGTTACATGGCAGAATTTGCAGGTATCACACTTGGCGTTGACGTTCGCCAGGTTGACCAGGGCATAAAGTCCCTGCAAGAATTTAAACGTGCCAATGAACAGGCGGCAGCTGGAGTTAGCGAGTTCGTTAACGCTGAGCTGGTTGCGAAGAATCAGGCTCGCGACACTGCAAGGTATCTTTCTGAGCAGAGAAGTGCTTTTCAGTCGCTTCAGTCGGCAATTGATCCAACAGCTTCGAAATTGCGAAAACTTCAAGATGCAGCAAGTTCTCTTGATAGGGCCTTCTCCGCAGGGGTTGTTCCAGAGGCTGAGTTTTACAGGCTTGGTGAAGCATTAGAAACGCAAACAAATAGGTTAATAAGGTCTAGGTCAGCATTAACTGAGGAGGGTAGGGCGGCTATAGAAGCTGCAAAAAATAAAGAGTCCGCTGAGAGGCAAGCGCAATCATTTATTAGGTCGCTTCAAGCGCAGGCTGACGCAGCGACATTAAGTAGGGATGAGTTCTTAAAGTTAAGGGCGGCACAGCTTGGAGTTAGCGATCAGGCAGCACCAATAATAGATAGAATAACACAGGCATCAAGTAACAATACTAACGCTATAGCCAATCAAAGTAGGGCGTTTCAGGCGGCTGGGATATCGGCAGGTCAGTACAATCAGGCTTTAAGGTTCCTTCCTGTACAGATCAATGATATCACCAGCTCGATTGCTAACGGTATGCCTTTATTTATGGTGCTTACCCAGCAAATACCGCAGATTACAGATTCATTTGGTGGATTTTCAAATACATTATCAGCTGCGCAAGGTGCAGTTATAGATTATGTATCATCAATAGGCGAGCTGAGAAGTTCATTTGCTGATGTTAGGACTCTTGGTAATGATGCTATCTTAAGGTTTGGTCGTGCTGCAACTATATTTGGTGGCGCGATAGTTGCTTCATTAGCTGTTCTTGGTAAAGCCGCTTACGACTCATTTATTGAGGTTAGGCAACTTAATAACGCAATAATTGAAACTGGAAGGTCGTCGACTTTATCAGTTGCCGCTATCAAGGATTACGCTGATCAGCTAAATGAAACATCAAGGGCAACAAAAGGTTCTATTGGTGACATTTACCAGTCGCTAGTATCAAACGGAAGGCTTACTGTTAGTCAGATTAACTTAATCGCTAAGTCTGTTGCTAACCTTTCAGCTGTTAGTTCAAGGTCTGCGGAATCAATAATATCTGACTTTGATAAGATAGCAAAAGATCCAGTTAAGGGGCTGATAGAGTTAGATAAGCAATTTAACTTTCTTAGCGAAGGGCAGTTGACCCTAGTTAACAACCTAAAAGAAACGGAAGGGCAAACAGCAGCAGTAACAGCAGCTTTAGAAATATTTGCAGCTAGAAATGAGTCAGTTACAAAGCAGATTGAAGGCTCGCTTACACCTCTTGAATTGGCTTGGGGCGATTTCCGTAAGTTCGTTTCAGACACATGGGATGCTATAGGTGACAGGACTATAGGAGCTCTAAACCTATTTACTGACGTCATAGCTGCGACTATTGAGCAAATAAGACTGATAATTGGCACTGGCGACAAGCTAATAAATGATTTCGTAATACGCGGGATAGAGGCTTTACAAAAGATACCAGGAGCATCTGGCGTTGGTAATGGAATAGCCGAACAACTAAGGAAGGATAATGACGCAATAGAAAAGGAAAACATAAGGCTAGCTAAATCTATCGCTGATAGGGATGCAAGGGTTCGCAGGGGTGAGACTGGTTACTTGAGTGTTGGAGAGGGTTCAGAAAGTCAAACTGGAACTTCTGATAGAGATTCAGAATCAAGAAGAAAGGCTTTGGCCGATGAGATTAAAGCAATTGAGGAGAGAAGTAAAAAGACAAAATCTGGAGCAAAAGAAGAGAGGGATTTGACTATAAGTTATGAGTCTGGCGTTCTAGCTCTGCAGGCTCAGCTTAAGGTTCTTCAGGAACACCGCCAGATTATTGATGTTATCAGTAACGAACGCAAGCAGCTTTTTGCGGAGGAAGCTAAGTTTGCAATCCTTAATGAAAGGCTTGCAGACGGAACCATCACAAAGCAACAGCGATCATTACTGTTGCAGCAGGATAAAATCTTAGGACTTGCTCGCGAGAAGGCTGAGATTGGCGACCAGATTGTGCTGCAAGAAAGGGCCAATAAACTGCTTGATGACAACATCAAGAAGACTCGCCAGATCAACGCTGAAGCGGCATCAATTAGTGTTGGAGCAGGATTATCTCAGCGCGAAGCGGAAAGGCGGCGTGAGTTGGCGGCGCTAGAAGCCCAGCAAATTTCTAAAGGTGGCTCCGTAGATGACACTGACTTCCAGGCTTTACTTCAGGCTCGTCAGAATTTCTACAATCAGGAAGATGCATTGCGTGGTAACTGGCTGGCTGGCGTTAAATCTGCGTTTGCTGAGACGGCTGATGAATTGGCAAAATTCAATCAGATTGGTTCCGAGCTAGCCATGAGTGCCTTTAACGGATTGACTGACCAGATAACAAACCTGGTAACTACTGGAGAGGCTAGCTTCCGTGAGTTTACCGCATCGATTCTGAAGCAGATTGCACGCATTGCAACGCAGCTACTTTTAATTAAGGCGATTGAATCAACCATCTCCAGTTTTGGCGGTAGTGGTGGTGCAATTGGCTCTATTGGTAGCGCATTTGGTTTCGCTTCTGGCGGTTATACTGGAAACGGTGGTAAGTACGAGCCAGCTGGCACGGTGCATAAAGGTGAATTCGTCTTTACGAAGGAGGCAACCTCAAGGATTGGCGTTGATAACCTTTATAAGTTAATGCGCGGGTACGCAAACGGCGGCGTGGTTGGTTCCGGTCCTGGCTATGCAACTGGTGGGCTTGTTGGTGGGAGTAACGTTAACGTTGGTGGTGTGAATGTTACCGTTCAGACGGGTCTTGGCGGCGGTGGCGGTAATGACGCTAAACAGTTAGAATCAGGCATCAGGGTTATCATTGCGGAAGAGATTACTCAATCCTTCCAGCAGGGCGGAACGGCTTACCAGTTCTTGCGCGGTTACAGTTAATAAATGGGGCTTCGGCCCCTAAGGATTTTAAATGGCATTAGATACTTTTACTTTTTGTACGCAGGTTCAGAATGGTGGCGGCTCATTTACCAACGCAAGCAATGTAAGGAGTGTTTCATTCGGTAATGGCTACACCCAAATTGGTACCGGAGGCTACAGAACCAACACGCGCACTTACAACATGACCTACACCAACACTAACTGGAAGGAAGTGTTAGATTTCTGTTTTGCACATATCATTACCCCTTTTGCCTGGACAACTCCACAGGGTGAGCTCAAGCTGTTTGTTGTAGCTCAAGATAGCATTAGCGTCACACCGAACACTAAAGAGGTACAGACTGTATCAATGCAGTTTACCGAAGTTTTTACTAGCATGACATAAAGTGTTAATATGGGCCCTACGGGGCCCTTTTTATTGGAGAAATATCATGGCAACGCCATTAAGCACTAAGTTTGAGAATCAATTACAAAGCTTGTTCCCTGGTGAGGTCGTTACACTAATTGAAGTTGACGGCAGCAAGTTTTCGGCACCAACATATCGCTTCCACGGAGAGAACATTAGCTACACAACAGAAGAAATAATGATGTCTCAGTCAACTGGACAGCCGCTACCAGCAAAGACAATCACTTTCCGCGGCGAAGAGTACGGTGCAAGGCCTTTCGGTATTCAGGGAATTAACATGACTTCAGACGGTAAGGCAAACAAGGTAACACTGGTTGTATCCAACGTTGACCAAAACATCTCGGCTCTTATCCGCACTTACAACGGTCTTGTTCAGGCTAAGGTTACTATCTGGATCACCCTTCGCGAGAATATTAACGAAGATGGCACCATTGCTGATGGGGATTACCGCAAGTTGGTTTACTTCATTGAGCGACCTAAGCAGGTTGACTACAACACGGCCTCATTTGAATTAACCAGCCCAATGGATATGGATGGTATTTATATTCCGGCCAGACTTGTTCAGTCAGTTTGTTATTGGGCTCAGCGCAATCAGTACCGATCAGGGAATGGATGTAACTATATGGGTGATAGATACTTCGACAAGGACAACAATCCTGTTAGCGACCCATCCCAAGACTTCTGTGCCGGAACGGTGACGGCCTGCAAGTTAAGGTTTGGCGCTAACAATCAATTAGACTTTGGCGGTTGTGCTGCTGCAAGCCTGCAAGCTAAAGCCAACCAAAACTAAGGAGAGGCTAATGTTAACGCCTAAAGTTAAGATCGAAATATTTCGCCACGCCAACGAGGTTTACCCGCAAGAATCTTGCGGGGTTGTAACTCAGAAGGGGATGGCGCAGAAGTATCACAGGATTACAAACGTATCCAAAACACCAGAGCAATCATTCATTCTTAACCCAATGGAATTAATTGAGATTTCTGACAATGAAAGCATTGTTTATGTTGTACATTCACATACTGGTGATGGTGCTACTACTAGGCCAAGCGCGGCTGATATTTGTAGCTGCAATGAGTGCGAGCTGCCTTATGTTATTGTTTCTGTACCTGAAGGGGACTTACGGATTATTCAGCCAGAAAAGATGCCGCTTGCTGGTCGCCCATGGGGTCTTGGCAGCTTCGACTGCTGGGGTTTGGTTATGGAATTTCACAAGCTAAACGGCGTTAAGCTTAACGATTATCGCGTAGATTATCAGTGGTGGACCAATGAATACCCTGACAATATCTACGATGATAATTGGGAGTTAGAAGGGTTTGAATTAGTCAGAAGCAATGATATTCCAATTGGCTCAATGGTTATGATGCAGATTCAGAGCGAGAAGACCAACCACGCCGCCATCTACATTGGTAACAATAAAATACTACACCATTTATATGGTAAGATGAGTAAGGTTGATTTGTACGGCGATTACTATCGTGAGCGGACTGTACGAATCGTAAGGCATAAAGATTTACCGGAGGATGCGGGTTATGACCCAGAACGTGATTGATGTTAAGTTGGGATTAGGTTTAGGAAGGAAGTTTGGAAAGCTACATAAACTGTGCGTTAAGACAGTTCCAGAGGCAATGCGAGCTCTCTCTGTAAACATCCCTGAATTTAAGGAATTCATGCGTAGCCATGTAGGCCAGAACACAAGGTTTGCTGTATTCGTTGACGGCAAGAATGTTAACGAACACAAGATTAATGACCTGGAAACTGTCCGTGAAATTAGGATCATGCCAATCCCACAGGGTAGAAAATCAGGTGGATTATTCCAGACAATCCTAGGCGGCGTTCTACTTGTGGCATCTTACTTCTTCCCCGTTCTTTTGCCAGTGGCTGTAGGCCTTCTTGCTGGTGGCGTAGCTCAGTTATTGGCACCGCAAGCAACAGGATTGAATGACCAGGCATCACAAACAAGCAACCGAGCTTCATACGCATTTGGCTCAGCAGTAAACACCATTGCTGCTGGCAACCCTGTTTGCTTACCATATGGGTATAGAACTGTTGGTGGTGCTGTATTTTCGGCAGGCTCATATTCCGAGGACATTAGTTAAAATCACAACCCGCCTAGTGCGGGTTTTTTATTTAGTGTAGAATGGCATAAATGGTTAAACAAACAACGAGGTTATATGATATGGCCGATTTGCCAAAGATTTATGGAAGCAAGGGTGGCAGCCAAAAGCAGCACACGCCAGTAGAGCAAGAAGATAACCTTATTTCACTTAACAAGATTAAGGTTCTGCTTGCGGTTGCTGATGGTGAGGTTGACTCTAGCTTCTCGCTTAAGGATGTTTACCTTGCTGACGTTCCAGTTCAGAACCAGGACAACTCATTCAACTATGAAGGTGTGACAGCTGAGTTTCGCCCCGGCACTCAATCCCAAGATTACATCGCAGGACTAGATGGCGCGGCATCAGAGATTCAGGTTAGTCGTGAAATTAACAACGACACACCTTACATCATCGGAGTTAACAACAGTCAGTTGTCAGCAATCCGTGTAAAGCTGTTCTGGCCTCGTCTCGTTAAGCAAGAAGAGAATGGAGATTTAAATGGTACAAAATGTGAATATGCAATCGATTTATCAGTTAATGGCTCAGCGTACACTGAATACACCAGAGGCGTGGCTAACGGTAAAACTACAACAGGTTACGACCGCAGTATCAGGGTTAACTTACCAGCCGAGTTTAGCAGCGCTCTTGTTCGTATTAGGAAGCTAACTCCTGACTCAAAAAGCAGCACGCTGGTGAACGGAATGCAGATTACAACCTATCAGGAAGTAATCGACGCTAAATTCCGCTACCCTCTTACAGCACTTGTTTATGTGGAGTTCAGTTCTGACCTGTTCCCTAATGGCATCCCAACGATAGCCATTAAGAAGAAGTGGAAGCTTATCCGCGTGCCGACAAATTACAATCCAGAGACAAGGACTTATAGCGGTACATGGGATGGCACTTTTAAAATGGCATGGTCTGACAACCCGGCATGGGTTTTATATGACCTGGTGGTTAGCCAGCGTTACGGTTTAGATCAGCGAGAACTTGGTGTAGAGATTGATAAATGGGGGCTGTATGAAGCGGCGCAATTCTGTGACCAGATGGTTCCGGATGGTAATGGTGGAATGGAGCCGCGATATACTTGTAACGTTGTCATTCAGCAGAAAGTGGAGGCGTATCAGCTTATTCGTGACATCTGTTCTATCTTCCGCGGTTTAACCTTCTACGATGGTGAGCAAATCGGTATTGTTGTAGACAGGCCGCGCCAGCCTAGCTATGTGTTTACCAATGATAACGTTGTTGATGGTTTGTTTAACAGGACCTTCTCTAGTGATAAGTCTCTTTACACTACAGCAAACGTTCAGTTTGATGACGTAGAGAATAACTATCAGCAAGATGTTGAACCAGTGTTCGACCTTGAGGCAACTCGCCGCTTTGGTTATAACCCTGTAGATCTGACTGCAATTGGATGTGTAAGGCGTAGTGAGGCTAACCGTCGAGGTCGATGGCTGCTTAAAACAAACCTACGCAGTGAAACGGTAACTTTCACAACTGGCCTCGAAGGCATGATTCCGATGATTGGTGATGTAATTGCTGTCAATGACCAGGCCTGGTCTAGCAACTACACGTTAAACCTTTCTGGTCGAATCGTTGAGGCTGCAGGTTTGCAGGTTTTTGTACCATTCGCTATTGATGCGGACCCGGGCGACAGGATTTTAATCAACAAGCCAGATGGAATCCCAGAGTACAGGACTATCGCTTCCGTATCTGCCGATAAGTTGACGCTTGAACTGAATACAGCATTCAGCTTCACGCCGCAGCCAGATACAGTATTTGCAATAGACAAGCAGAATCTGGCTTTACAGAAGTATGTGGTGACCGGGATTCAAAAAGCTAACACGGACGGAGAGGACTCATTCCAGTACAGCATCACAGCCGTTCAGTATGACCCTAACAAGTACGATGAGATTGACTACGGTGTAAACATCGACGACAGGCCAACAAGCATCGTTGACCCTGACAGGATTTTGCCACCGCAGAACATCACCGTTACTAGCTACAGCAAGGTAGTTCAGGGTTTAAGCGTTGAGACGATGGTTATTGGTTACGACAAGGTGCAGTATGCGAAAACATACAACGTACAATGGCGTAAGAACAATGGTAACTGGATTAACGTACCAGAGACGGCTAACACTGAGGTTGATATTGAAGGCATTTACGCTGGCATTTACGACGTCAGGGTTCGTGCTGTAACTGACCAGAAATCAGTGTCTGCATGGTCTGATATCACGACAGTCAGCTTGACTGGCAAGATTGGAGAGCCATCAGCGCCTCCTGTAATTACCGCATCTGATGATGAGGTCTTCGGGATTAGGGTTAGGTGGGGCTTCCCTACTGACTCAGCCGATACTGCGTACACCGAGCTTCAGCAGGTTCCGGATAATGGTGACGGTACATACAATCCAGAGAATGCATCACTGCTTACGCTGGTTCCTTACCCGCAGTATGAGTACTGGCACACAACTTTACCAGCAGGTAACGTGAGGTGGTACAGGGCAAGGATTATTGACAGGATAGGTAACGTATCTCCATGGACTGATTTTGTCAGGGGTATGGCATCTGATGATGTAAGTGCAATCATTGGCGACATCAAGGTTGATATAGAAAACTCCGATGGGTACAAGTATCTTCTCCAGAACGCTATTGATGCAAATACTGACATCCAGAACCAGGCCGAAGCAATAATCGAGAATGCCCTGGCAAACGACACTGATGTTCGCGTTATGAAGCGCGAGAATGGGGCAAGGAAGGCTGAATATCGCCAAGCTGTAAGTTTGATTGCTGATGAAACTCAAGCGCGTGTAGACGCTCTCACGGAGCTTAAAGCGCAGATTGATGATGAGATTGTTGGTCAGATTACGACAATTGAGACCGCGCTAGCTACTGAGACCGAAGCAAGGGCTACAGCTGATACGGCTCTCAGTGCAAGGCTTGGGGATAACGAGGCGGCTTTGAATCAGAAGCTTGACTCTTATGCCACAGTCGAAGGCGTTGGTGTTCAGTACGGCGTTAAGCTAGGCCTGAAGTACAATGGAGTTGAGTATGGCGCTGGTATGAGCATGGAGTTAACTGGTAGCGGTGGAAATGTTCGTAGTCAGTTCATTTTCGATGCTAACAGGTTCGCAATCAGCAACGGTATTAGTTCTGGTTCCGGTCAGTGGTCGCTGCCTTTCGTTGTCGAGAGTAACCAGGTATTCATCCAGAGCGCGGTGATTCAGGACGGCTCAATCACTAACGCGAAGATTGGCAACCGCATTCAATCAAACAACTATATACAAGGAAGTCAGGGGTGGGCGATTGATAAATCAGGAAGTGCTGAGCTAAACAATGCCACTGTTAGAGGAAGCTTATATGCAAGCAATGGTAACTTTGCATTTAACGGAACAAATAACACAGTAGTAATCAACAACAATGGCATCACAGTTAACTTACCGGGAGGTGGAAGGGTTGTAGTTGGCGTGTGGTAATTGATTAAGCCCCTTTCGGGGCTTTTTCTTTTAGTAGAAGTTTGGTATGAATGGTAGAGCCATTGATATGTTTGTATCGAATGGGAATTGTGCGCCAGTTTGAGTTGAATAGTTACCTATAACAGTACCAGGAACGGCTCTAACTGAACCGCCAGACATGCAAACACCCTTGTATCGTAAGTTATTATAGCCACCAGTGACTCTAGTTGTCGCTCCGCATCTAAGTATTGGGAAGAACCCACCATTAACTGACTGGTAACCATTACTAATCTGCATGAATCCACTTAGAACAAATGGCCTCCTGACGCTAGAGAAAACTATCTGCCCAGCGCTGTTTGATATCGTTAAACCCGGACCAGCTACTGGAGGTGTATTATTGAAAATAACCAACTGAACGTAAGTACTTGCAGCAACATCATCAATCCCATTGTACGTTATATCCCTGCACCATATCGTACTACCATCACTTTCAAGGGATACGTTTGGGTTATCCCATTTACCAAAAGGAATGCCGCCAACTGGCAATGATGCAGAGCCATTAACCTGGATACCACCAACCCAAGCAGCAGTCATTAATCTGGAATTGCTTGATATCGCTGTAAAGTCAGTCGAGTTCTCAATAAGGACACCAGGGCTTGATTGTGAGGATGCTGGTAAAATCTCAAAGCACTGACCGCCAAACTGTAATATGCGACCATTAGCACCGTTAAAGTTACTTAATGTAATCCTTCCAACCCCATCGTTAACCTTCGAGAACCCATTCATGTAATAAACTTCTGGTATAACATCATATGCATCAACATAAACAGCCTGAGTTGGCAGGCAGAATGCTGTTGAGCCAGGAGTCATAGTCAAACCGAAATCCCATGATGATGCTGGTGAGCTTAACCCACTAGTGTTTATTGAACCAGTCACGGCTGGGACTCTCAAACCCGCCGTTATTTCCATTGGCGGCCTTCCATCATTCAAATCTATCAAGATACCCTGAGGCATTATTTCCACTCCTTAGATCCGTGATCTGCAACTGAACCGCCGTAGCCTCCACCAACCTTTGACTCAATACCAGCATAACGAATATCAACCTCTCCAGCTGGAACAATAACGCCACCTTTCCACTTAGCTACGCATACACCAGAGGCCTGAGTTGCACACCATCCGTCAGGGCGCGGGCCAGAAGAACAACCTACTGTCATTATTACTGCTGTTGCGATGATTGCTGATTTGATGAATTTGGTCATTTTGTATTCCTTATTAAGTATGTTTCGTTTCGATGGAGTAACTATAGCAAAGGCCGATGCGGGAGTCTTTAGCAAATCGTGCTATTTGATATACGCGTAACCGATGTAACTCGATGTATACAATCTAATCCGAGGAAAATTGTATACGCTTTTTACGCGAGGATACGCATTAGTTACATTTATAAATCCTTATATATTAAGGGTTTAGAGTATTATTATTATTATATATATTACTATGTATATCTTGTAACTAATCTCTATAGCTATGTTGGTATGTTTTTCTAAAAGACTATGTTTGATTTCCTGTTAAGGAGTAGATGCATATAGATATAGATATGGTGCAAAAGTGGTGGATACATTGGTTACAAGAGTTACACTCAGCATCCATGCGGCGCACAGAGTTGCAAAGCGTATTCAGGTGCGTTTTACGTAGATATACAGATAGCTTTTTTGGTTTATTAATGAGCATTTATTGGCAATTAAAGCGGTAGTTAATATCAATATTGCTACCTTGATTGCTAATGCCTGGCATGCGGTCAATAAAAATGTTGACTGTACGGTCAATAAAAATGTTGACCGATTGAAATTTTTTCAGTAAATTTAGCTCATCGATACGAGCATGGGGTACGGCAGGAAATGAGATTAACAAAGATTGAGATTATGAAGGTTTTATCAGGCCATCCTGATTACGAATTTAAGTTATGGGAGGTTGGGGGCTTACCGATAGAGGCTAGAGATCTTTCTTATATAATGTTTGGTCACGAGGAAGGTGGAAAGAAGTCAAAAATGACTTGTTGTAAGCAAGCTCTAGATAGGATGGTAAATGATGGTTATCTGGAGTCGTCAAAGGTAACTATAAAACCACATACAGTTGATAACAGAAGCATGAGGGCGACTGTAAGCAGGTACAGAGTTAAGGGCTCTAACATTAGTTGGTTTAAGAAAACTGACGAATTTGCGAAGTGCAGAGAGATAACGCTAACTAAAGAGGATTACAAAAGTGAGTAAAGACATGATTTCAATTGTTGATTATTGCAACGCTTTATCATTTAAGCCAGCATTAGTTATTAAGGCTATAGAAGAAATTATTTGCTTTGATAAAGGAAGCCTCGCTGAGTGGGTTGATGGGATTTGCTTTATGAACAAAAGATTAATGATAGCCGTAACAACAAAGATCGATACTTCAAAGATTTATCTGGTGCTTGATTATATGGATAGGGTTGAGTCTGAGGTTAAAGATAGATTCAACACAATGGTTCAACTAAAAATTGAGAATGCAGTGGCGAGAGTTAATAATCAGCTAGCAATTGAAATGGCTCATAGTGAGCGACTTCATAAGCAGGCTGATATCTACTACAAGCAATTATCAAGACTTGAGAGCAAGAAAACTACAGCAGAGTGCGTAAAGGAAGCTAACGCATCAGAACGCCAGGCATGGAACGATAGATGCAATGAACGCGAGGATGTCTTAGTCGCTAGGGCAAACATTCAGTCTCTTGAGCAAAAGGAGAAGATACTTCTTGCTAGTTCTGGTATTTCGTACCAATCAAGAGAATTCCTGGCTATAGGTAAAAACTAATAGGCAAAACCAATTGGATAAACTTAGCTACGGATGGCATAGTTAAACCACACAAACAGAGAGAGATATAGAAATGGCATACTTCATTATTCAAGAGCGCAACAATCCTATTTTCGGCACAGTCTACTATTGCGAGGATGGATCTGGATACTGCGACCACAAAGCTGATGCTAAGCGGTTCGATACGAAAGCTGAGGCTATGGAGTGGGGTAGCATCAACGATGAAGAGTTGGGTGGCATTGTTAAAGTGATTAAGGTTAAGGAATAAATCATGAGCTTCAAGGTTTACACTAACGATGAGTTAACCAATGAAGCCTACCATCAGGAGTCAGATCATGTGTCTGGTTCTGGTCTGGCTCACATTTTCTCAACTTGCCCAGCTGCACACAAGTTCTCTGAGCATGATGACGAGAGTAAGGCACTTAAGTTTGGTACGTTGGCCCACACGGTAATTCTTGAGAACTCTGCGTTCGACGCAACTTATTACCGGCAACCAGCGCAGGAAGAGTTTGAAGACCTGATCACCAGCAAGACTGCATTAGCCGCAAGACTTAAGGCGATGGGAATTACAGGCACATCAGGTAAGGATTACCCTGAATTAATGGAGATGCTGACACTGACCGGTGAATCACTAAACGTATGGTGGGATATCCAGCGATCTAGCGAGGTTAAAGCTGAAGCCCGAGAGATTGTATCAGCTAAGGACTTTGACACCGTACAGGCTATGAGAGAGGTTCTATGCGGCATTCCTGCTTACAATGCCATAGTTAACAGTAAAACCGCTCAGCGAGAGTTATCAATCTTCGGTGAGATTAATGAGTGCGGAGTTAAGGTAAGGCTGGACCATGTTGATGTTGTTGGTGATAAAGTTGTGATCACAGATTACAAGACAACATCAGACGCATCTCCTGAATGTTTTGGTAGGTTGGCGGCTAACTATGGCTACTTGCTTAAGATGAGTTTACAGCGCGATCTATTTGTGCGTGCGTTCAATGAGAAGCGCAAGGTTGTTGTCCAGTTACTGGCTCAGGAGAAAAAGGCACCATACCTTCCAATGCTTTACACATTATCAGATGCGCACATTGCTTTAGGTCGCAGGCAGTATATGGAAGCATTGGCAACATACAAACAGTGCAAGAAGTTTAATGTCTGGCCCGGTTACAACGCAATTGAGGATTCTATGGAGTTGCAGGTTCCAGAGTTTTATATGAAGAAATACGAAAACAGCACGAATAGCTAAAACAACATTAAATCGGTGAGGTATATTTACCTCATCGACAACGAGAGGAAGAAATATGAAGACTTCGGAAAGTAATAAGTCAGTTTTACAGGCGCTTTTTAAGGCCCGCACAGGCTTCGCTAAGGCGGCAAGAGACAAGCAAAACAGTCACCTTAAGAATCGATACGCTACACTTGACTCCATGCTGGAGGCCGTAGTGCCAGCGCTTGATGACAATGACTTAATGATTATGCAGAGTATGTTAGAGACATCAACTTCTGATAATCTTAATGTCGAAACAACTCTTTATCACGTTTCTGGTGAGTGGGTTAGCTTCTTTATGATTATGCCGATTGTTAAGAAAGACCCGCAAGGCGTAGGCTCAGCATTCACATATGCACGACGCTACTCATTGGCCGCAGCGCTTGGAATTAGCCAATCAGACGACGATGCTCAGATGGCGGTTAAGAGTGTAAAGGACTGGAAGCGAGAAGTAGAGAAGGCAGAGACTCGCGATGAACTTGTAGAGGTTTACAAGGCATGTAAATCACAAGCCGATGCCGCAACATGGGGTATCGTTGAGAAAGCTATCATCGAAAAGCTAGCTGAGATAAAAATGGCATCAGCAAGTGGCTTCAACCCAGCAAAGCCTAAAGAAGTAACTAAAGTTGTTGCAAATGCACCGAGTGAGGCTGTAGAATCACAATCAATAGAAAAGTTCTGAATTAATCGGGGCTTCGGCCCCAGAATAAAACGATAGTCATTATGGCTGGATATATAAAGTACGATGATTTCTCAAAGTACTTGCATTTAGATAATGATGGTGATTTGTGCTGGAGCGTAAGCGTAAAATCATCTAAAGTTGGTAAGATGAAAGGCTCACCTGACAATTACGGTTATAAGCATTTTCACCTATTTGGAAAGAGATGGAAATTTCATAGAGTAATATACTGCCTACATAACAAGTGCGACCTAGATAGCTCAATTGAGGTTGACCATATTGATTTAGATAAAAGCAATAACAAACCATCAAATTTAAGAATTGCATCAAGGCACGATAACCAACAGAATAGAGGTAAGAATAAAAACAACACTAGCGGATACAAGGGAGTTTGCTTTCATTCAAAAACTGGCTGCTACTTTGGTAGAGTCTTGTTTGATGGCAAGGTTTACTCAACCAAATACCACAAACTAGAAGTAGATGCACACAAAGAACTTTGCAAAATCAGATCTAAATTTAAATCAACTTATGTAAACAACGGAGAATAAGATGCATACTTTAACTGGAAATATCCGCAAAGCGCCTTTCACAAAGACTGGGGAAAACAGTAAAGGCCAGTGGAAGATGTATAAGGTTGAACTTTCAGAGTCATATAAAAATAAAGAAGGTGAAAGGAAATACACAAATTACTCAGTAACATTTTTTGCCAGTGAAGCGCAGATTAGTTGGTATGACGAAGCATTTCAGGAAGGTAAGGTTATCTCTGTGAGCGGTGACTCATTAGCAGTTAACGAGCGGGAACATAATGGTAAGTCATATATTACACTTGAGTTGCAGAATCCGCGATTGATGTTTAGCCAGCGAGGCGGGGAATTAGCACCACAGCAACAACAACAGCAACCACAGCAACAGCAGCGACAGCAGCCACAGCAACAAAGCCGATTTACTGAAGAAGATGATATCCCGTTCTGATGTAAAATATAAAGCCCCTTTCGGGGCTTTTTTTATTGCGATGTTACATCACCATTCAAGCTCAAAGATACTGATTGTTTTGTCAAATCAACACCACCTTTAAGTGAATAGTATCTTGAAGCGCAATAATCAGACTCATCTGAATAGCCGCCAACGTACACACCAAATCCATATCCAGAGCAAGCTACATCACCACCACCTTGACCTGAGTACATGGTAACATAATTACCAGCTGTTGTTAGTATAGGTCTGACATCAATATCTATATACTGAGAATCAAATGACCTTCTAATTCTAAATCCAGTATTCAGGTTTAAGATGCTCCACCAAATCTTGCCGGATACATCAAAACCAAGAGCGATATTATAAATACCACCATTGACCATTCTTGATGAGACTGGCAACACACCTGATAAAACTCTTGTTTCACCTGATGCTGATATTAACAATGATACACTGTGTTCTCCTGATGCCATCACGTTATACTGCAAGTAAAGAGCATTACTATTAACTCCAAAACCAGTCCCTATAGCCATAAGGTTAAAGTCTTCAGCAACAGTTATGGTCGGCGATATATTGCATGTAGCGGTGAAACCTAGTGACGGGTCAAATCCAGTGCATATAATCTTATCTTTATTTGCCTGTGAAAGCCTTAGCCAATATTGCTGCCCAACTGATGATGCCGCCGCGGCGAATACTGGTGTATTAGAGACCCCATCAAAAGCTGAAGTGTCGTTTGCTGGCTTAATTCTTGTCTTCCTTTTGTCTATTAGTCCGTTTATCTTCAGGTTTCCTGAATACTCAGAAACATAGTTAGTGTCCCCTGAGAAATTTGGGCCAAAGTAACCAGATTCAACAACCCCATCGATCACAACATCAGATCTTGAGTCAAGGAATCTGAAGTTGCCAGCGGAAGTTGGCCTTCCATCGCCATTGTTAGATACATAGTTAAGCCCAACAAAACCATAGATTCTTACAGAGCTATTTGAAAACGAAACGTTATAATCTCTGTAGTTTGAGTTTATGCTGTTCCTGTTACTATTTAATCCATTAAATACCACATTTCTAGAGTTTACAATTCTAACTCCGTCACCACCGCAATCCTGTGCTTCTATAGCTGACATGGTGATGTTTTGGCAGTTATCAACCAGGATGCCATAAGCATCATCAAGCTCATTGTAAGGCGACCAACCTGACCAAATAAACTTACCGCCAACAATCCTACAGTTTCCGGCATTCCTAAGTATTAGACAATTTCTTCCACAGGTGTTTACCTGTATGTTATTCCATGTGAAGTCTGTTGTTTCGTTAATCAATCCGTCTTTTTTTATGTGCTGAATAAGAACATCATCAAGAACGGGAGAGTAGTTACCAGCAGCAACGAAAATTCCGTAAACATCAAACCCAGCAATGTGAGTGTTTCTTATCGTTAAGTCCCTCCTAGGGTCAGCACCAGCGTTGAATGGGTAATTGGTTGATAACCCAGTCGGCGTAGGGATGTAAATCCCAGCAGTACCATCAGTAAACGCCGTGTCTTGCTGGGCTCCAGTGCCGTAAAGAGCAATTCCTTCAATATGAATGAGCGAGCAAGAATCAGATACCTCAATTAAAGAGCCAATTGATGAACTAAGCTGAGTTATTCTTGATTTGTGCTTGCCAAAACCAATTATAGAGCAAGATTTATTTCTCATTACCAGGTTTGATGCCATGTAGTCGCTATTAAGCTTTAATGCCAGCCCAGAGTCTAGGATTTGCTGTATCTGTGTCGTTGAGTCTGATGTCGATGACTTAATAGCTCCAAGTTCGCAAGGCGACAGCTCCCCGCTACAGATTCTTTCCCAGTAATAACCGGTACTTGATTCAAAAACCAACCCTGAAGATAATCCATATGATAACGATGACTCCGGCTTACAAACAAAGAACCCACCACCATAACCAAGACCACCAATGTAAGAATCACAATAGACAACCTCTAAGTCATAAATTCTGGCAGAGTTGGTCATTGCTGATACTGATTCAAACCTTCTTGTGTAATCCTGTTGAATCCAAAAACCAACTCCAATACCACCTGTAGACTGTGGTGATGAGTTTTGTGGTATGGATTTTGGAACGCTACCAGACCAGTAATAAACCGAAACATGATTGTCATTAAAGTAAATTGCAGGCTGAGTTCTTGAGTTTATTTCTCCACCATTTGAGAAATCAACTACAAGAGCAGATGACACAGAAGCCGCAGCAGAGCTTGCTATTGTAGCTGAAGAGGAAGCCGAGTTAGCGCTACTTTCAGCTAACTGCCTATCAGAAGATGCCTGATCTTTGTCAGAAGAAACTTGAGCAGCATCAACAGCAACTTGCTGAGATTGCATGTTGACATTATTTACGCTTTGCTGGAAAGAATCAGAATCAAATTGATTAAAAGCATCAACTGCCGCTGCAACCTCTGTTTCACGGGACTGATAATAACGAAGTGTCTCAGCAACATCCTGAGCAAGACCTTGGACAGTAATTCCGTCATGAGCAAGGATTGAGTACTGAGTCCCAGCTGGCGCAGTAAAACCTTTATCATTGAACACACGAATCTCTGTATCGCTTAAAATCTCAGCGATAGTAACAATGGTTGTCGGGGTGGTGTTAAAAATCATTGTTGCGCCAACTCGGATTAGCGTTAGTGGTTGCCTCCACGTGGTGCCAACACCAGTTACAGTTCCGTCAGCCGCAAGCGATGCAGTTCCAGCGTCATAAATTGCCATTATGTAAATTCTCCATTTGTAAAATAGCACGAATTGCTAAAGTGGATTGTAGCATCTTTCAGGCATAAAAAAACCTCCCGAAGGAGGTTAGCTATTCAATAAGTCACTCGCTTTGTATATTCGCTTCCTTACACCTGACTTGAATGAGTACTCATCATTAGGGATTACCACATCAATATTACGATCATCAGCAACGGCGAGTAAATCGAGAGAATGAAGAGTGCATGCAATACGTAACTTGGAGTCTTTGAGCGCATAAGCAACCATTTCCATGTTGTAACTGGAGTAGCAAACAAGCACACAGCGGTTCCTAGTAGCGAGATGAACACGATAGCCGTCAATGAAATTATCGACCAGATAAGCGTACTCATTATCCTTAAAGGAACCAATAACAGCCACAGACTGACGAGTGTAATCTTTTGCAGCATAACTAACATCCTCCTCTTCATTTATAAACATTACATTGCACATTTCTTCTGATATACCATCACTATAAGCCATGAAGCAAGGTATTGCATGGATTAATTCACCGGATTTTGTCTTACCAACATCAAATCCAAACTCGCTATAAATACCCTCGTATGTACTGAGCGGTGTTGATTCTACTCTTTCTGTCCTTTCCATTATTTCTACGCATCTTTCGTGGTCAATCTGTGCGCCCATCTTGTATGGTGATGTTCTTGATGCTCTGATATTTGCGCTTTTTATTACTTCAACGGGAACCAGGTTTAGCCAGTCACCAAGAGCATTAATTGATTCACTAAAAGATTCACCTCTCAGCTTTTGAACCCACAAAATTCCATCTCCTGATCCGCATTGGTTGCAAATGATGCCACCATCACCAGGCTCACTAACCTTATCAGTCCAACGACTCCTGTCATTACCTCCACAATACAAGCAAGGTTGGTGTTTCTTTGTCTTGAAAAAATTGGGGTCAGCGCCGCAAATCTGAACCATTGCATCAGCCCACAAACCTTTCATCTTCTGCAAAACTTCTTTCTTGTCGTGATTCATTTTCTTTAATCCAATGAAAAAGGTTGCACCGATTATGGCACAACCTTAATTGTTACTCTTTAGCTTTTCGTGCTGCTTCGTTTGCTGCTTTAATTTTTCGCCATGAGCGACACTCTGGTTTGGTGGCTAATTCAGCATCAGTAACCACGCGTAGCATGTGTCGCTTTTTGCAACGAAGAGTCAGAGGCTTACCGTTGCCGTCAAACTGAAGGTCTGGCCGGCAGAATGTAGCCCTAAATCCTTCACCAGTTCGCTTATATCGATTATGTGCAAGTTGAGCGCCGCGGGCTGAAATCATTCCTCGAGTGCACCACTCTTCCACGGTCTGGCGAGTAACCTTTAACTGCTTAGCGAGATTTGCCTTACTGCCATAGAAGTCCAATACAATCTCAAGTCGAGCCCTTAGTCCAGCCCTTACTTCATCCTTTAATACATAGTACCCTGAAGGTCGTTTGCGTGGCTTTTTATCTTCCTTTCGGATGGTTCCGTTATTGCCGTTAAGAGTACGTTTATCGACTTGATTCATTTTTATCACCTCAATAGCACTTTTTGTTAAACATTAGTTTCATTGGTTGTTATTATAACGTCAATCGAACGAACATGAAAGGCATTTAAAAACATGACTATGCGCTTGAAAACAATACAGAAACAGATTGAAGAAATGGGTGAAGACAAGATCAAAGAGATTCAAACTAAATTCACCTCATATAATGGCATGATTCCTTATAGCTATCAGTGTGTAATGTATAATGAGATTGCCAAGCGTATTGGTAAATATAAGCACCCGTTCATCGCAATGGCTTCAGTATCAGCTGGTAAAACTCTAGTTTTTGCCATGGTCGCTAAGCGCTGCTCTGAGATTGGTTTGCCAATGCTTCTACTTGCTCGTCAGGCTGAGCTTGTTAGTCAGAATGCTTCTGAGATTTCAGATTATGGTGTGCCTAACTCCGTTTACTGCTCAGGTCTTGGAATTAAGTCATCTTATTTTCCTGTAATTGTAGGCTCTGAGGGTACAGTTGTTGGTGGCCTTGATAAGGCGCTTGGTGACTTCTGTCCTGCTGTTGTGGCAATAGATGAGTGTCATCATCTGGATGATCAAGATATTGCAGAAGCAATAGACAATAATGAGACATCACAGCAAGCTAGAGATAAAGGCCGGAGCCAGTACACGATAATTCTCCTCACGTTAATGGAGAGATGCCGCGCTAAGTATGGGCGTGAACTTAGGATATTTGGCCTGACTGGCTCTCCTTTCCGCGGAACAACACCAATTGTTGTGGAGAACCTTAAGGAGCTTGGGTTCTGGCGTGAAACGGCGACTAATATTGATACCAACTATCTGGTTGAGTTCGGCTCTGTTGTACCCACAAATTTCGGGTCTACTGATGGTGTTGGCTATGATCTGTCTGAGTTTGACACTTCAGCAGATGATGGTGTGCAGGACTTCACGAAATCTCAGCTAGAGGCAATGGAGAAGAAGATTCAGCAGTCAGGCACAATGACAGCAGAGATAATGAAGAAGGTATGGTTGGCAGCAAAAGATCGTAACGGCGTTCTTGTAACTTGCGCAGGCGAGCGACACTGCAAGGAGGCCGCAAGCTACCTTCCAGAGGGTGAGACTTACTGCATAATTACTGGCAAAACTGGAGAGAAGCAGCGCAAGGAGCTACTGGATAAGTGCTTCTCTGGGGATATTAAATTTTGTTTTCAAGTTCAAGCTCTGACTACTGGTGTGTCAGTTCCACCATGGGATACTAGTGTAATTCTTCGCAAGATTGGTAGCCTCACGCTCCTGGTTCAGCTACTTGGTCGAGGAATGCGTAAGCTTAAGAAGCTCCATGAAGATAAAGGAATGGTCAAGAATGACCACCTTGTATTGGATTTTGCTGGAACTATGGATTCAATGGCATCCCTTTACTTCAACCCAATACTTGAACAGGCCCAGTATCAGCTACGCAAAAGTAATGGTAAAGAGATGAAGCAGTGCCCTGTTTGCGGCACTGAAAATAGCTTCTACGCTCGTCGCTGTATGCGTGTTGATGAGAACAATAAAAGGTGCGAATATTTCTGGGTTAGCCGCACATGTGAAGACCAAAAAGACCCGAGGACAGGAAAGGTTACCGTGAAAGGCTGTGGAGTTCAGAATGACGTTGCAGCTAAGATTTGTAGAGGTTGTGATTGCACCCTTCTAGATCCGAATCTTAAGTTAAGCGGAAAACATTACAGAAAAAATGATTGGTTTGACGTTGTGGATTTCAAGGTTGGACTAACAAAGAACCAATCAGGAATCATCTACAACTACGTCCTTGATGATGGCATGGGTGGGACATTCAAAGCTCATGAGGTTTTCTTTGTAGAGTCTGACCATCGAGTATGTAAAACGCTCTGGTTGAACAATGGAATTAAAGGTCACGTAGTCGACATGAACGCTAAGCGATATATGGCTGCATATCGCAATGCTCGCAAGATTATGGAGTATGCGCAGTACATCCATGCTCCTAAGAGGGTAACTCACCGCAAGACCGCTAAAGGTGGCGATAATATTGCTAATAAGGAGTTCTAATGGTTAAGGTTTTTCACGACAAAACAAGCACGGACAAGGCTAAAGAGGTTGTTCACCAAATAAATTCAATAGCTTGGGTTCGCCACAACCATCCAGAGATATTTGCTTTTCACGTGAAGAATGAAGGTCTCAAGTCTATCGGCACAGCAATGAAGGACAAGCAGGAGGGAGTAATTAAGGGTGTATCAGATATTCTACTGATTGGACCAAATGGCTTTGCCGCAATAGAGCTTAAGCGAGCAATAAAATCAGATAGCAAGGTTTCAAAGGAGCAAAAGGAGTTCCTGGAAAAGGTATCAGAAACAGGAGGTTACGCGGCAATCTGTTATGGGTTTGAAATGTTTAAGTTGGCAATTGCAGATTATCTATCAAATAGCACGAATTGCTAAAGAGATTTCGCAAGGATGCGATATAGTTACTTCATCGAAACGAAGAGAGAGAAACAAAATGACTACTATCTACACTGAAAAGCTGTACAAGTCACGCAAAACTGGTTATGAATATGAATTAGCAATCACCCCTGAGGGTTATATTCTTGATGATGGAGACGGTTACTCATTCGAAGTTAGCCCAACATACAAAGATGATTTAGAGACTGTTAAAAACGCATTCGGCGAAAAATTTGATGAGGTATCAGAATGATGGCTATCTTTACTTTTGAGAATCAATGGGAAGTATTCCAGACGATGGTTGTTGAGGAGCTCAGCAAAGCTAAGTATAACAAGGGTGATGCGTGGTATTTGGCTGCATCACTTGATATGAGTTTCGAGGAAGACTACCTGAACACCGATATAGAAACATGGCGTGAACGAATGATTGCTGATATCGAAGAAATGAAGAAAGATTGCCCGGAGGATTTTTCATGATTACTGCGACTTGCGTAATGACGAACGGCTCATTCACCCTGCTCAATGAGTATGAATTCAAACTTGACCCGATTAATGACCAGGTTGAAATAGTTAGCGATGAAGGATTTGCATGGAAGTTACATAATGAATTTGATGGTTACTACGGGTGTAATGATGCGAAAGGTAAGCATGTAAGTTTTCTTGTTTATGAGTAAATAGCACTTTTTGTTAAAACTAAAATACAAGGATGGATTATATTAATTACATCAGCAAATGAGAGGGTTAAGAGATGAAAATTGTAGACAAAGAGATGTTAGAGATTGCTCAGTCTTTCGCAAATGACGCAGTTAAGACTGGATCTGAATATTGCTGGATGTGCGCTCGAGAATATTTAAAAATGGCTTACGGCCTATGATAGTTGAAACCGGACGCGCCGCTGTATGGGCGCATTGTGGAGAGGCGGGATTGCAGGATGACATCAAGATGATAGGTAAATACTTTGATATTGATGACATATCTGTAGTTTTCAATGGGAAGTTTAGTTATATGAACCAGCGGCCACGCAAGTATGTAAGAGTTCCAGCAACGCCTAGCCTCGCAATGTATCGTGAGGAAGGTAAGAAGATATTTAAGAAAGGTGCGAAGAAATGAATTTACCTGGTCTAGATTTTGATGAGAGTAAGTATCAGGTTGTGTTTTTTGGTGAGAAGCCTTATCGGAAGATTCCTTTCTCTGAGTGGATTCCTCCGGACTACCTCGATGTACTGGTGCAAATTGAGATTGGTAAGGCTGAGTTGATGTACTACTCACCTGGCTGCAATATGATGATGCCTAGTGAGTATTCTCCAGCAATTGCTGCGCTTGAAACTGAGTTTCTTGATTACTGGCTAAAAGAAGTTAAATAGCACTTTTTGTTAAAACATATCGCCAGGGATGGCTTATAGTGTGTTCATCGAAACGAGAGGCGGCTCAGATGAAAACATTACTACCATTGCTGGCAGTGCCAGTAACCTTTATAATCATGTACTTCATAACCTGCTAATAGGAAAATATAGAATGGCTATCGCTAAAATCACTAACGAACAACTTAAAGAAGAACTGGCAAACGGTATGACTAACAAAGCAATCGCAGAGAAGTACGGCATGAACATTCGTAACGTAGAACTGCGCCGGAGCAAGCTGTCAAAATCTGGCGAAGGCCACGGAAACGAAGGCATAAAGAAGCTAGTTCCGGATGGATACATGGTTAAAGGCACTTCAACCATGATTGATGCAGAAGGTAACGAGAAGATTCGTTGGGTTAAGACTAGTGTTGATAATGAACGCCTTGAAGAGATTATTACTCAGGCACGCGAAGCATTTTGCTCAGAACTTCCTAAGGCCGAGCTAGTTAAAAATGAAAATGTTAACTTTGATGAGACATTAACTCTTTACCCTGTATTTGACATTCATATTGGTATGATGGCCCACGCTCACGAAGCTGGCGAGAACTACGACACGGCAACAGCTGAAAAATTGATGAACTCATACTTTGATTACTCAATCAGCAAGGCTCAAAATTCAGAGAAGGCGGTATTACTGATTGGCGGTGACTTCCTTCACTCTGATGGCCTTGACGCTGTTACACCAGCAAGTAATCACGTACTTGATCAGGATAGTCGATTTGCTAAGTTGGTTTACGTTGCAATTCGATCTCTTCGAGCTACAGTAACTAAAATGCTTATGAAGCATAAAGAGGTTGAGATTCAGGTTATTGAAGGCAACCACGACCAGGCATCAATGATTTGGCTGCGCGCTGCAATGGCTGCATTCTATGACAATGAGCCACGAGTCCATGTTGATGTAAGTCCTGCAATCATGCACAAGACTCGATATGGATCAACTTTGCTTGGTTATACACATGGCCACACCATGAAGAAAGCTGAGGGTCGACTCGCTGCCATGGCTAATGATTATCGCAAGGACTTCGGCGAGTGTGAGTTCGTTTACTGCCACTCAGGTCACTTCCATCATGCAACAGTAACCGAGTGCACGCTTGGTATTGACGAAGTTCACCCGGCATTAGCAAGCAAAGATGCATACGCAGCACGAGGCGGATGGAGAAGTTACCGTCAGGCAGCAGTGATTGTTTACCACAAAGAATTTGGCGAGATTGGTCGATTCATTTACCGTCCGGGGATGTAATGAAATGTTAAAAGAAATACTAAGAATAATCCTTGGGGACAAGAGAGAATGCAAAAAATGCAGATTCGAGTATATAGATGACACAGACGAAGGTTCATTCTATGAGTGCAAGATTTGCGGAAATGAAGTTTTGCTTGGTAAAAGTGGCGTTGTTAAGCAATCTAGAGTAACCGACTGCGATTATGACTAAATAGCACTAATTGCCAAAACACAAATCAAAAGATGGGGTATATTTACTCCATCAAAACAAAACGAGAGGATACAAAGATGGCTAAGTTCACACAATCAGATGCACAGATTGAAGTTAAAGATGTTGGTTTTGGTAAGACATTTCGGATTGCACAGGCTTACGGAACTAGCGAAGAAGATGTAAAGGTTGACACTATTAACCTTACTGCTAAGAATGCACGTGAGATCGCTTATGCAATCCTTGCGGCACTTGGAGGGCGTTAATGTTGCAAACAATTAAAGCTGATATGGTAAAGGTGGGTGATGAGGTTTTGTTCTCAAATTGCCAACGGCAAAAAGTTAAGGCCACAAGCCTTGAGTATTACCCTAGCTGTACGTTCGTAATGATTAAGACCATGGGCGGTAACTGCTTCCCAATTAATGTAAACACACTTATTTGCGTAAACCGTTAAGAGATTATCAAAATGACTAAATTATTCTGCGTTAGCAACAAATCAAAATCACTGCCTTTCACTGTAAACAACCCTTACAGTGGTGAGTACCAGGGGGATGGTAATTACAAGATTTATGGCGATGACATGACTTGGATCTTCGCCCCGATTGATGGAGAATTGGTGGAATTCATTATCGCAGACTAACTTATAAGAAACATCAACTTGAAAACAGGCGGCCTTTAAGGCTGCCTTTTTTTCGTTTATGTCAAAGTTTAATATCTGGTATTATTTAATCAAATCAACTTAAAGAGGCCGCAACATGAAGCATTTCTATGACGCAGCCGCCTTGTCCGGTAGCGGAGTAGCTATGGGCGGCGGCTTATCTGACAATACAATCATCGGCATTATTGGCTTAATCGTAGCCGTGTGCTTTGGTATCTTTGGAGCATGGCTGCGATGGAGGGACAGTAAGGCGCTACATAAAGCACTTGAGGATGGAGATATCCGTGAGGCAATGAGAATCAGGAGTAAGTGATGAGTATAAAGAATAAAGTTATTGGCGGGGCCTTAGGCTCCGCTATTGCTATAGCTGTACCATTCCTGAACAAGTATGAGGGCGTTGAGTATAGGCCATACAAAGATGTAGCTGGGGTGTGGACTATTTGCGCAGGCATTACTGGCCCTGACGTTATTCGTGGCAAGGTTTACACTCAGCGAGAGTGTGATGCACTCCTTATGAAGCACCTGTCAATTCATCGCTCCGCTGTTGATAAAGCCCTGAAGGTTGATGTTCCAGTTAGCACCAGGGCGGCGCTGTACAGTTTTTCATTTAATGTTGGGACCAATGCAATGCGCAACTCAACTGTTATCAGACTCATGAATCGCGGCGATATTCGTGGTGGATGTGAGGCGCTATCAATGTGGAATAAAATTAGCGTTGGTGGCAAGAAGGTTGTGAGCAAAGGCCTGGTTAACAGGCGAAACGCGGAGATTAGGCTATGCGTGTCGGAATTATAATTATTGCAATCACATTGCTGACCGGTTGCTCTGTTATGTCAGCTATCTCTGATTTATTACCGAGTAAGGATGGCATTGAAGCAACAGCGCAGGTTGGTGAGTCTAACCAGAAGACGGGCGTTGGATTATCTAGCCAGATAGATAAATCAAGTTCAGTAGAAAGCGATATGCGCAACTCAACTAACAGGGACGTAGATTCATCAAGCCAAAAAAAGACCGCTGCTACTGGTCTCTCAGCAGGCACAATAACAGCTGAAAAGATTGAAATTCACAGCACTGAAAACTCTGGGGTTGACTCATTGGTCTGGGGTATTCTTGCAGGGTTAGTTTCAGGCTTGCTAACTTACTTCGCTTTAAGATTTGCAGGGAACAAAAAAGGAGCCTAATGGCTCCTTTCTTTTATGCGAACAGTTGGTCGTCTGTCATTTCTTTTATGGTCATCATCTCATTAGTGTACTTATCGCTCTCACCTTCAAGGCATCTGAAGCTAAATTCGAAAGGTCGCTTCGTGCTTCCTTTGCTCCAGTAACTGCCATTAACTCCATCGATGTAACCTTCAGTCATGCATCTTGCCAGAAACTCCTTTGACGCAGATGATGCAAAGTAACGCGTATTAACTCCAGCTGCCTTAGCCATTCTTTCACATTCTTTGTGGCGGTAAATGAATGCCGCCAGGTGCTGCCTGTTAAACCTTTCGTAGCTCTCGCAGAACTTGAACACATCAAGGATGAACATTTAATTACCCCAGCAGCCGTGGATTGATATATACCTTGTCACCAATCAGGCAGGTATAGTTTTTCTCATCAAGCATCGGCAGTAAGTGGTCTTTAATTTTAGCCATAACACCAGCCTGTGACTCGAAAGGTCGAACCTTACGCGCAGCTTCATAAAGTGAACGCAAACCCACAACTCCTTTACTGTTCTTGCCTTGCTTGATAAGGATATCAATTAACTTGTTCATCTCAGCGTTATCGCCAGCATGACCAGCTGCGTTAGCTGAAGATAAGTAAGTCTTACTAAGTTCTTCAAACATCAACAAAGCCTCTTGCATGGTTTCTAGTTCAATCTCCCTGGACTTCTGCGGACTACCACCATTCTCGTTAAACCAGTTACGGATAGTATGCAGAACCGAAGCGAGGCGAATCACTTGCTTGTCCATTTTACCTAACGCGCCACGAAGCATTGTATGTGAATACTTCCCACCATCAGCAAGGTGTGGCTCCATTTCCTGTCGAGCACGGTTAAGGTACTTCATTGCTGAGTTACTAACAGTCAACTTCACATCTTGCTCACTCATAATTTCATGAACAAGACGGAAGTAATCAGCCTTCAACGCTCCGTCAATCGGCTCATATGTTGACTCGCCATTATCATCGACGAAAACACGCTCACCAAGGAATGACTTTTCACGCACAAGCAAGAAACGTTCGGATACACCAATACCGCGAGCACCAGCATTCATGATTGCGACTATTGTTTCATCCTGCGCAATTACAGAAATACACCCCATAGCAATAAAGCTCATGTTGTTCTCTGCGTTCGCACGCGCGATAGATACGCTACCAGCATCCCAGGCCTTCAGAACAAGCTCGCTGTTAGTTTTCTTCGAGCCATCACCGTAAGTCATACCAAGAAGTGAGTTAACACTTGTCGCTTCATCAGAAATCACGGAGAAGTTACCCTGGCGGTTGTTGATTCGCGCAAGACCTTCCGGTGTAGTATCAGATACCGGAAACACAATGTCGCACAGCTTTTCTAACTTCTCTTCCAACTCCTCTTTCTCTTCGAATAATCCAGCCATCTCAGATGGTGACTTCTCTTGCTTCATTTCTTTTGCCAGGGCTGACAATTTAGCCATAATCTTCTTACGGTCACGCTTTCGAATCTCATTTAGTCGCTCGGTCTCAGAAATCATTGGTGCGAGTGCAAGTGAGTTAATTGCTGATTTACCAGTTGATGGTGGCTGACTGGTGACTACATACAGTGATGTTGGTTGTTGAGTTCCGTGATACTCAACCGTAAAGCGACCTAACATAGCTGCCGAGACGCAACCAAGGAAGTGCATATAAGCAGATGATTCAGGAAACTGAACAGAACGAGCAGTATTGCTTGATAGTTTGCCAACTACATCATAGTCGTTACCCAGCGAGATAACAGGATACTTGTCGCCAGTAGAATCAATCTCAACCGGAGCTTTCCAGAATGATGCGCTCTGGCGATAACCGTTCGCATTAATAGCAACACGTAAAGGAGTTAATCCATCCTGAGCGGCAACAGCCATTACTTGTTCAACAGTCAATTTGTCATCATTAAAATCAAACATTATCATCTCTCTCTAAATGCCCCGAAGGGGCTTGATTATTTACTTGATACGAACTTCAATCATCTGACCTTTATGAGGAAGATACAGCTTTGCGCGACCTCTAATCATTACGGTGATGATATTCTCCTTAAGGTCAACGTGAAGTACTTTGCGGAACAGAGGCCCCATTTTTACCATCATGCCAGGTTTGATGTTTTCGATAGTAGTCATGATATCCATTTTTTAGCCCTTTTAATGTATTTCGTTTCGATGAAGAGAATATATCAATTTTTGTTGTTAAGTTCTTTAGCAAAAAGTGCTATTAAAGACCAACCAGACATTTGCCAACTACAACAGCGATTGCGCCCATGAAGCCAAAGAAACCAAACTTAATTACTTGTTCCATTACCGCATCAACTGCTTTAGAGATGTTTTTCATTTTGTTCACCTTAGTGTTTGTCTTCTTGATGGAAACAAATATACCCGCCGAAGCGGGTAGTGTCATTAGCAAAAAGTGCTATTTATGAATATGAGCTTTCGAACTTGTAGAGGCCATAACCAACATCAAAGCCAACTTCTTCATCACGCGTCAACTGCCAGCCCTCGCCGTCTTCATCATAAATATACCCAGCGTTACGACCAAGTGATGCAGTCATTGATACCTGGTAACGCTTACCCTTACTGAAACTCTTCTTGAGTGGTGACTTGTGGTTCACGAAAGTGCAAAGCAAAGTCTTGGTCTTGACGTAACGACCCCGGCCAGTGAGATTTTGCCATTTACCATGAATCTTGATTTGCTCAATACCATCTTTAACGCGAGCTTTAAACAGATTGTTATCTGAGCTGATCCAGTTTTTAGTGATAGTGGTAGCCATTACTATTTTCCTTTTTGGTTTGTTATTAGTTAGCGTTATGACGTTCGATATAGTCGCGGATTGTTTCGCCTACGCTTTTAGCGGCACCAAAAGTGCCCTTTGCGTGGCGTGAGTCGCGGTACGTCTGGAAGAATTTACGAGCGATGTTTGCGAACATTGAACCAGTCACGCGAGCATCACCAAAATTTGTTTCGATAGCGTTGCTGATGCCATCCTTGAACTCATTTTCAGTCATGAACATCTCTGCCATGCCAGCAGTCTCGAAAAGATTAGCTAATTCATTCATGTTGTTATGGTCGGCGGCTGTAAACAGGTTCATGTTAATCATCTTAGTGATTCCTTAGTTTCGTTTCGATGAGATGAATATACAGTAAAAGCCCCGAAGGGCTTTAGCGATTCGTGCTATTTCTTTGCTGCTTTTGCAATTGCCTTCTGGACGATATTGAAGCTCTCAATCAAATCTTCTTTGAAGTAGTCACCAACAGGCCAACCCTTACCGCTGTACTTGGCTATGGTTTCTAGATCGTAATAGTTCAAGTCAGATGGCTTTAGCATTTACTTCACCTCATCAAAAGTTGCAACACCAGGGATAAACATTCCAACCTTCCAGCCAGAGATAGCAATCCATCCAGAATCGTGCTTGTGCGGTCTCTCGGCGCCATTAATTACCCACTCGTTCGGGATTGTCTTACCGTTAATTATTAGAGGCTCAGCGTCGTATATAGAGCCTTTTACGAATGGTGTTAAAATCTTCTTGTCGGTGCTTTGGATGACGTTAGTGCAGCTAATCTTCATACCAACACCTCGAACTCTTCATCAGAAATCTCACAAAGTTCATGTTTATAGATTGCAATAATATCATCGAAAACCACATCTTTTTTAGACTGAATCTGATAGGTTCCAGTGATCATCTTGAAAGCTACAGCAATCTCACCTTCTTCATAACCCATCTCGCGCAAGCTTGTTGAGTCTTCATCATACTTATAGTCAACGTTAGTTAATTTAATTTTTACCTGTTCCATGTCTATCTCCTCGCTGTTGATGTAATTAATATACCCAATCAGGACTGAATGTTCATTAGCAAAAAGTGCTATTCGTTCGATTTATGGATTGTTGCGGATATTGCAATGATTAGATTCACCTTTGCGCACATAGCAATATTGCATCTATTGCAATGATTTTCTGTACTGTTGCGAAAATGGCAATGATTGATGGATTGATGGAATGAAGGAGGACGCATCAACTGGTTGGTTGGTTTTCTCGCTCGCTCGGAGATAATCATTTGTATACGCGTAGTCCGCTGTCTACCGATTGTCGACCGTATCCAGATTTACATTTGATACGCCTTGATACAATCCATATACATTAAAACATCCTTATATATAAAGGACTTAGACTATTATTATTATTATATATAGTATTATGTATATATGGCGTATCCTTTGTACGCCACTATATAGGTGGGTTTGCTTAAATTTCTATTTTTATTCCTACATTGTAGGAATGGGACTACGTTGTAGGAAAATATAGGGTGTATCGCCAGAAATGCACTAATAATTTGGATACGGCGAGTACGCCATGACTACATCCAGCAATGAAGCGGCCTACGGATGAGAAAATGTAATTATTTATCGAATACATAAAAAATACCTTGATATACACGTATCTACTTGCTATAGTCACTCCATCGAAACGCGATAAAAAACGAGAGGAATTAAAATGAGCAAGTCAACACTTGGTGAAGTAATTCGATTCATGGCTAAAAAAGCACTCCAGTCAGAGAGCAAGGAGTGCAGAGTTCCAGTTCGTTCTATATTTAAAGAGGTGCGCGGAGAGGATTACCCAGAGGTTGACGTTAATGAGAAGGATGGATTAAAGAAAACAATTAAAAGTCGATCAATGACTGAGTTAAAAAACTCATACATTTACAATACAGTTTCACGCATGACTGAGCTGAGAGAAGCGAATGTTAGAGCTAGATATAAATTCATCTGGCTTGATGAAGACAAAGAGGAGACAACCCCAGCTGCGTATGACGGTGACGGCGCAGATAAATACTTGGTAATCTATATTGAGAATGGCTCAGTCGAACCCAGGGCAAAGCAAAAGGAGAAGGCAAAGCAGGAGCAGGCCGCAATCGATAGGTTTAAGGCTCGACTTCTCAAGCTATCACCTAACGTGCTGGAGTTTGAAGGCGATGAGCTGACTGGCGCAGTTAAGGCTATCCGCATGTATCAAGAGATGATCAAGGAGTTTAACTAATGTTTGATTTCGACGAAGATAAGTTAACTGATGACCAGGTGATGGAAGTCGCCAGGCAAGATAACCTGCCGCCACTTCGTGTGGCAATCAATGCTAATGGATACCGCCAATCATTCAAGTTCTGGCCGAGCGCCGAAGAGATGCTGTGCGTCAAGTTGAGCTACAAATACGGCGTCGTAGTGCATAAAATTAAGCACTTATGCGGCAATACAGGAATGCTTTACGTGAGCCAGCTATACCGGCAGATCAGAGAGGTCCAGCCATTCGTTGGTCGTGATGACATATTCAACGACCTTAGTAATATCATTCTGCCGTCACTCCAGGACGCCGGAATCACATGCCGGATTGGCGATCAGGTGTTTGCGCATCCGTACCTGGTGGAAATGGATGAACGAGACGTGTACAGATGGTGCAGTCAGTACCTATCCGACGCACCAAGCTCACACTACGTGCGACCGCAGACAACAATCCATGGCTATGATGCCGATGAGGTGGAGAAGGCCATCCAGTTCTACCGGAAAGCGAAAGCTCTCCTGAATGGTGAATAGCACGAATTGATAAACAAAAAACAGGGTATTCAGCTATGATTACCCTATCAACCAAACGAGAGGAATAAAATATGATCGTAATTAACCTGTCTGAAAGGCAAGCAAAAGAGATTAAAGCGGTAATGATGCACTGCCTTAACCGAAAGCTATTTAGCTCCTCAGAATCGCTTACAGAGGTCGTAGAGCAGATTCGCAATCAAGAGTTTGAAGATGTTCTGCCGTGGGAAGAGGATTTAGCCTGGCTTGAGTACGAGAAGATTTGCACGGTTCTTTCAGGTTGCCAGCTGGCTAGCCAATACAAGTGACCATCTACGAACACAAATTTAGTAGCAGCGGCATACCAATGTTGCTGCACTACGTAAGCGAAAAATACGCAATATTGATGCAGAAGACGCATGGCGGGACAATAGCGAGGATTGAGATATGAATGAATTTAAAATTGAAGATATTATTCTTGATGATGCTGTTTATTATCACGAGAATGATGGCTTTGATACTGAATGTATGGCTGATGATGGCATTGCTTTGATTATCGAGCGAGATAAGTTCGGCGAGATCGTTCAGTGGAGTGAGCAATAATGAGCAAATACGACAAAGAGATTATTGGCTTGGATGGAACCAAGACGACAGTTGATGTATATCGTGTTATCGCAGCATTCGGCGTAACCGACCCAGCGTTACAGCACGCCATCAAAAAGGTACTGTGCAGCGGCATTCGAACGCGACACAAGGGTTACACCACTGACATCAATGAGGCCATTGTGTCGCTTCAAAAGGCTGTGGAATTTCATGGGCAAAGAGGCGCGCATGTTCAGGAGATTATTGATAAGTATCGCGATGGCTCTAAGATTCAGAAGGTAGTAAGCAATAGGAATTACCTAGATAGCTGGAGCAAATAGCACGAATTGCTAAACATAAATCGCAAGGATGCGTTACTATTAATTTATCGAAATGAGACGAGGAAAGATTAAATGTGTGGATATGATGAGTTGCCAATTGAATGGTGCAAAAAGATGATGGATGAGGCTAAAGATGGGGATGAAGTAATGGCGTACTTTGAGTTGATGAACATGTGGCGTGAGCGCGAGGAGAAGAAATGAAGATTTACGTATTCACTGGCAACTTATGGGCAGCCAACGATTCGGAGGCTGGTGACGGTAAGCGGGCAAATTCATATGTGGAGCAAGAAATCATGATCTGGATTCATACGTACTACACTGGCAAGTTTAACAGCGTTATGCATAAGCGCGTGCACGATAGCTACGAATCAGCAAAGGCACAGCACGAAGTTCTCGGTGGCGACATTCAATCTTACAAGAAGGCTTAACCATGTTCGGACTTACTCAACCACAATTCAACGCAGTACGCGCTCAGGCTAAGAAACTTAACGAGGCAGTGGATAAAATGACTGCAAAGCAGAAACAGGACAACGAGGTAATGAAGTATGTTATCTGCGAGTTTCACAGTCCGGTAAGCACAATCATCGAGAAGATACGCTTTGTTTGGGTGGCAGGATATCTTGCTGGTCGCGTGGGTAAGCGTGAGGATGGGGAACAAATATATGACTAAATCACTAGGGCAAGTCGAATGCATTGAGTCTTACAATGATAATAAGTTCAAGGCTGGTAAGTCTTACAGCATTTTGTCATCACCCGCATATAACTGGGTTAAGTGTGAGTCAGAGGATGGATGTATAGAGATGGTTAAAGATGGCAATGACATTGAATTTGGTTACTTTCAGATAAATTATGACTGAGCTATCAATATGGTTACTTGCCGCTATGCTGACATGGATTTATTTCGTAGTCATGGCTTGACGAAAATGTTAAAGGTGGGTAGTATTAACCACGTAGACGTCAATTACCGTAACGCGCATCGCGGAGATGCAAGCCGATAGCCGGGCTGGATAAAGATACGAGGCAAATACCACTACACCAGCGCAAATGGTGTATGCCGGACCTTTCCGAGGATTGGCCGGACCTTCCGAGGATTGTGAAACCTCCCCGCATTCGGTAAGCGGGACTCATTCTAGTTCTGCTGGCGTAACAGGATAACGCAGAGACCTCCTAAGTCTCAGTTACTGGTTCGAGTCCAGTGCGGAACGCCAATCATGGAGCATCCTAGTGAATAACTACGAAGTCCGTTTAACTTCCCGCCTAATGGGTCGGCAATGTAAATCTTGCCAGCAATCCTACGAAGGTAGGTTCCTTGCTAACAGCCCTGAAGAAGCAGTTGCAGCCGCAAAGGCAGCATTTAATATTGACCTGACAGTTCACAAGTTAAGCGTTGATAAAGTATCCCTCGTTTGAGATTGATAATCTCGCAATGTATTACTTCGCCCTCCTAGTGAGGGCTTTTTTTCGTCTCCAGTCATGGTACAATGACTTTTAAAACAGGAGGAATATCAC